TAGCATCGGAGGAGAGGCGTAAAAACCTCAGGGAGTCGCGGCCAACCTCTTAACCAAAGAGATTAACCGCAACCACGTCGTCTAGACGTGCCAAGCCGACAGTCTCCAAATCCCGGGAAAGGAAATCCCAGGACGCGGTTACTGCTTCACTTTTGGAATAACGAACCTTAGGACTTTTTAGGCTAATTATTCCATTCATTATGTAGCCTCCAACAAACGATAGGAGTAGGGCGTCAGCATTATAATGCCTTGGCCTTTGACCTTTGTTGGTGACGATTCCGGCTGTACCTATTTTCAGTCGGTTGGGCCTGGTTCTCCATGGTTTATAAATAACGGCGAGATTTCGATCCCGTCGTTTTACATGGAGAAGGCGTAGCGGTATTTTAATCCCCGCATCGTCGTTTTCGAATAATGGCACCGGATTCCAAGGCACTGATTTTCTCAGTGCCCCAATGGTCTTCGGTAGTGGAACGCTGTGAAGCGCTGACCACGACATTAAACGATTTAGAGCTACATACCTAGAGTGCACGGTGTCGAGTTGTTTTACGTAGACCCCACGAACGGGGTAACCACCTACGTAATCGGCACCGCACGACTCACGGAACAGACCTTCGGAGAAGGTCTTTTCAGCGTTGGGTGTGAAACCTAAGAGTACTAAAAGACGCAAAACCTGTTTGTGCACTCGCACATCACAGATGATGTCGTCCCCAAATACTCCGAAATTCCCATACCTAACCTTACCACAAGGATCTCGTGGTAGGCGCGTCCTTTTCAACGGAATTCCGTTGAGTTGGTACACGGCTGTTACGACGGCGCTAAATATGATGGTTTCCAAAGGGAACGTAAATCCATTCCCCATAGATGAGATCATACTTAACTCTAGCTTCTCGCCGTTCGGCAAGATAGTATTTGGAGAACGAAGAACCTTCAACCACGTGTAAATTTGACGTGGAAGAAATCTTTCGAGCATCCTCATACTTATGGTGTCGGAAGCAGACGAGAGGTCGATAGTACTCAGTCGACCCTTCAAGCTTCCCAACCTGGCTAGCTCACGGTTAATATCCGGCTGCGTGGAGAGATCAATTCCAAGTTTCTTTTTAAGGAAGTACTCGAGACCGACCGCAAGCCCTTTCTGAAAATACATATTCAAAGAGGGTTCCGTGCAGATAACGCGTGAAATGTCGTCCCGTTTCGGAACACAAGTGAGTTTCGAACTATCAACGATCGATCCATCACCGTGGGTGACTGTTCTGAATTGTTCAGAGGCAGCCCACTTTGGGTCAGAACCGATAATCGTGCGATAGGCTCGCAAAAGCACTGGACTGGTGTATGTAAGACCCGAATCAAACAACTTCGTGTAGAAGTCGTTCCCCCGGGCACCTACAGAGGCACCAGGCCCACAGCCCCCATTTAGTACAAGGGCGTGAGTATCTATGACGAAATCATCGAAAAACTCCGAAAGGGCCTTGTGAAAGTGCCCAATCAGATATTCATCGTGCATCGTCTTGATATCCAAAGACCATTCTTTGCAGCGTTGGTTTGCTGCTCTGAATAACTGTATAGCACGGTCGTCTGCATCAACGTGGACTTCTGTGATACACTTTTTTAAGAGTGTACTTAGCAGTGTCTTGCTGGCAAACTTGACACCCCGATCTTCTGGGGCGACTGAGTCGAGGATGCAATCTCCGAAACAATCCGTGAGGTCTGCTTTTAGTTCATTTAAAAGAGCAGAGGCGTTAATAACCATATACCTTTCCTTTTATGTGGCAGCCCAGTAACTTAAGGCTTCCGTTGTTAAAATGATGATGGGTGTTATACCACCGCCACTAGACAACCCTCGGTCAAATACTCGCAAAGATAAAAGCAAGTATCCAACCAACCAGGGCAAGGCCAGTCACAATGACAAATATAAAAGATGTCATAGCGGCTAAATAGAACCAGATTCAACGGTTCCACCTAACGAGGTACTAATATTGGAAAGAAAACCAATATGTGCACTCAGGCCTGCTTCAAGGTTAGGCAGATCAGCCGTGTCGCTACCAGCCGGGACAACAATTCGTGTCTCGATAATAGCATTACGGGCATTTTGACCTGCCAGAGGAACGACCCCTTTTCGTGTACGAACAACATACACATTATTAGGGACGTTGGCCACAACCCCTGTAGTCGGATTCACTGCGCCTAATTGGCGAAAGTTAGCCGGCCGCTCAATGGTAATAGTAAACGGTTTTGAAACTGTGTGGGAATCCACACCCGTCTGCGTACCACCAAGAGCACTTACGGACCACTGCACAGAGTGCGAATTAGGTCCAAAGTCAGAGGCGAGGGTATAGGTCGGACTGGTTAAGTCCGGCATGGTTGCGCCAGGAAGTGGCGATGTTGGGGTAATAGACATAATGTCTTTCTCCGAGTTGAGTTACCCGACTGTAGGATTACAGCCGAGATACAGCACGTCGTGTTTCTTCAGAAGCGGTCGCGAGGGCAGCAATATTAAGCCACTTCCCGGTCGAGCCTGGTAACGAAAAAACCAAGCTAGGTATTGCTACACCAGATTCTGGTGTGCGTACCACGTATTTCTTCTGAAACGTGACATTTTGTGGTGCAAACTTCTTTATCACTATTTTGGCACCGGGATACACATTTGGTGCATAAGGCACCGGGTAACCGGAAGAGTAGACATGTAACGCGATTTTACGTTGCGTCATGGATGCCCATTTTACCGAAAGTGATAAATTAGATACCCCAGCTATCACCGCATTAATATTTGCGAAGTAGTCGAGGAGAAACGAGTACGGTATTAGTTCGTATATCGTCGGAGCAAGATCAGATAAATGAATACCCAACTTCTTGTCTTCCAACGACCTAATATCGTCTACACCGACCTGGCCAACAATTAAGACCTCATGGGAAAACTTACGATGTGACAGAAAACTTATCTGTGCACCCGTGTTACCCAATTTGTACCTAGTAGGTACAGCGGCGTCCCAACTGTCGTCAGATATAGCTCGAATTTTCGCTGTTAAGTCCTTGGAGGCATCGTTAAAGTACGCGTGTGCGTTCTCGATGTCATTTATCAAGGGCTGGATGGCGAAAGCATTCTCGAGCCATAGGTCGGACACGTGCCCTAGGAGTTTGCGTAACCTTTCGGTTCGCTTTAACCCCAGGCGGCGGAGCTGACGTATATATCTTTCTATACGTTGATTCAACCCCGTCGTAGCCTGATATACAGACTTGCTACGTGTTTTCAATAACTTAGTAGTTTCACCCCATTCGCCGGCTATAACACCAGCTTGAAGATGGGTGAGGGCAGAATTTGCCTTCGTGTGAAATAAACTAAGCGCACCGTTATAAGCACTATAGGAATGTATCTGTGCCAAAGCCGTATTCGTTGGATGCGCCGGTTTTAAATAGCCGGACATCTCGTGATACGTCTTACGACCAGACGAAGCACCAGCAGGTTGATTATAAATAACCTGTATTTCCGAAGGCCCAGGCTGATTGGAATGATGAGCAGTTCTATGTTCGAACCCAGACATCTGGGTCGTCGCATTTTGCTGCATCTCAATCTGCTCCTTGTAGTTGGGGTTCTTTTCCCCACTAAAGGAATCAGTCAATATCAGTGTCGACATGGTCGACCCTGACGTAGAGCTCCCGTCAAGTCTATCGTATTTGTAACGATAACCTGTGGGAACCGAGGTATTCCGGGATTTGGTGATCGAAAGATCAGGCATGATACAACTCCTTTGAAAGTGCTAGGCACGGCAACATTGCCGTAGTTCTAGCGGAGCCATCTCGTATGAAGTTCTGCTTAGCAGGGTTTCAACGTACGAGGTGG